GATGGCGGCTTTGCCGTCCCGCGCGAGATCGATGCCCTGATCGCCGCGCAGCTCAAGACCATCAGCCCGATCCGCGCCCTGGCCCAGGTGGTCCAGGTCGGCACGGCGGGTTATCGCAAGCTCGTCACCTCGGGCGGCACGGCCTCGGGCTGGGTCAGCGAAGTTGCCGCGCGGCCGGAAACCACCACGCCCAGGTTCAACGAGATCGTGCCCCCGATGGGCGAGCTCTATGCCAACCCGGCCGCGAGCCAGGCCATGCTGGACGATGCCGCCTTCAACCTTGAGGAGTGGCTGGCGAGCGAGATCGCGATGGAATTCGCCCGGGCCGAAGGCGCCGCCTTCGTCAATGGCACCGGCACCAACCAGCCGCGGGGCTTCCTGGCGGCACCTGCCGCCAGCACGGGCGATGCCACCCGCCCGTTCGGCACGCTGCAATTCATCGCCAGCGGCAATGCCACCGGCTTCGATGCCGGGCCGGAGCTGAAGCTGATCGACCTCGTCCATTCGCTCAAGTCCGGCCACCGCCAGGGCGCGGCCTTCGTGATGAACAGCAAGACCATGGCCGCCGTGCGCAAGTTCAAGGCGGCGGACGGTACTTTCCTGTGGCAGCCGGGCGTGCTGGAAGGCCAGCCTTCGCGCCTGCTGGGCTATCCGGTGGTCGAGGTGGAGGACATGCCCGATGTCGCCGCCAATGCCTTCCCGATCGCCTTCGGCAATTTCAAGGCCGGCTACCTGATCGCCGAACGCCGCGCGACCAGCATCCTGCGCGATCCCTTCACCAACAAGCCCTACGTCAACTTCTACGCCACCAAGCGCGTGGGCGGCCAGGTGCTGGATAGCGACGCGATCAAGCTGCTGCGGATCGGCACCTGATCCGACCCCCAACCTCGTCATTGCGAGGAGGCAAAGCCGACGAAGCAATCCAGTGTGGGGCAAACCGCCCTGGATTGCTTCGCTTCGCTCGCAATGACGAAGCTTGACCAGCGATTGGTCCGCGCCGCTGCCCGGCGGTGCGGACTTTCCCATCCCCCCATTTTCCCGAACGGAGACCGCCCATGAAGCGGGCCATTATTACGCCCCACGCGCTGGCCCCGGCGGCGCTGGCGGAACTCAAGGACTGGCTGGGCATCGCCGCCCCGGCCGACGATGCGCAGCTGGCCGCCCTGCTGCGCGCCGCGATCGACCATTGCGAAGGCTTCACCGGGTTGATGCCGCTGGAGCAGGCCTGCGAGGAGGTGCTGCCGGTCACTTCCGGGTGGCAGGCCCTGGCCGCTCGTCCGGTCCAGTCTATCACCCAGGTCCAGGGCATTCCCGCCGAAGGCGCGCGCTTTGCCCTGCCGGTGGAGGCCTATGCCATCGACCTTGATGCCGATGGTGCCGGGCGCCTGCGGGTGATCAGCACCGGCGCGGCCGGGCGGGTGGCAGTGCGCTATACCGCTGGCCTCGCCTCTGGCTGGGCCACCCTGCCCGAAGCCCTGCGCCACGGCATTCTGCGCCTTGCCGCGCACCAGTATCGCGCCCGTGAGGGCGACGGGCTGGCCGCGAGCCAGGTGCCGCCCACGGCCGTCGCCGCGCTGTGGCGACCCTGGCGACGGCTGCGGCTGGCATGACCGGGCTCGACCGCCTGTTCGGGCGGCTTGAAGCCTCGGCCCGTCGCCTGGGTGAGGCCCGCGCCGCCAGCACCCGGCTCCGCACAAGCGATCCGGCCCGGCGCTGGCGCTCCGCGCAGCTGGTCTGGCCCCTGTTTGCGCAAGTGTTCACGAAAGGATGACCGCGATGGAAGTGCAATTGCGCGCCGCACTGATCGCCTGGCTGGCCGCCGATCCGGCGCTGTCCGGCACACTCAACGCCGTGGTCGAAGAAGCTCCCAGCCGCATGGCCCTGCCCTGGCTGGCCATCGCCGCCAGCGCCAGCGCCGACTGGAGCACCAAGGACCGGCCGGGGCGCGAAGTGCGCCTGGCGCTGGAACTGCATTGCCGGGGCGACCGGCCCGACAGCGCGGCGACGCTGGTGGGTGCGATCGAACGCCGGGTGGCCGCGCTGCCACCGGATCAACCGGATTTCCGGATCGTGACCACCCAGTTCCTCCGCGCCCGCGCTGAACAGCGCGCCGCCAATACCCGCGCCGTGCTGCTGGAATACCGCTTCCGGTTGCTGGCCGATTAGCGCCCCAAATCCCCCCTCCCGCCTGCGGGAGGGGCCGGGGGAGGGCCTGTTACCCCACCTTCCCCAACACGCCCTCCCCTAACCCCTCCCGCCAGCGGGAGGGGGATCTGAAAGGACAATCCCATGACCGCCCAGAAAGGCAGCGCCTTCCTGCTCAAGATTTCGGATGGCGCCACGCCCGCCGTCTACCGCACCGTTGCGGGCCTGCGCACCACCCAGCTTTCGATCACCGGCGATACGGTGGTGATCACCAGCAAGGAGAGCGGCGGCTGGCGCGAGCTGCTGTCGGGCGCGGGAGTGCGCTCGGTCTCGGTCAGCGCGGCGGGGATCTTCCTCGGTTCCGCCGCCGAAGCCCAGCTGCGCGCCAATGCCATGGCCGGGACGATCGACGACTACGAGCTGAGCTTCGAGGATGGCGAGAAGCTGCGCGGCCGGTTCCTGGTCCAGCGGCTCGACTATGCCGGCGATTTCAATGGCGAGCGCAATTACACGCTGGCGCTGGAAAGCTCCGGCCCGGTGGTGCCGGCATGACCCCGGAACAGGTCCGGGGTGTCACTGACGACATTTCGGCCAACATTTGGCGCGGCGAGGCGCGGCTGGAACTGGACGAGCAGAGCCATGTCCTGCGCCCCAGCTTCGCCGCGCTGGTCGCCGCCGAGGAAGAACTGGGCCCGCTGTTCGCGCTGGTCGAGCGCGCGGCGGCGGGCGAGCTGCGGCTGGCCGAACTGGCCGCGCTCTACTGGCACTGCCTCGCCAGCCGAACAGGGCTGGACCGCGCCGCCTTTGCCGAAAGCCTGGTTGCCGCCGGGCTGGCCCGCGCCACCAAGCCCTTGCGGGGCCTGTTGGGACAGGTGCTGCAGGGCCGCGCCGAGGCCGCGTGAGCGACCATTTCGGGGCGGGCGCGCGGCTCCTCGCCGGGCATATGGCCCGCCACTTCGGCTGGCGCCCGGACGAATTCTGGCAGGCCACCCCGGCTGAGCTGGCTGCCGTGGTGGGTCCGCCCGATGCGGCTGGCCGCCCGCTCGACCGGGCGACCCTCAACCACATGATGGAGCGAGATAATGAGGAATTCGGGGAGCAATCCGGGGGCCGATCCGGTTGACAGCCTGGTGGTGGACGTGCGCGCCAATACCCAGGGCTTTGCCGCCGATATGGCCGCCATGCGCGGCAGCCTGGAGGGCAGCCTGCTCGATGGGCTGGGCAAGGCGGGTGACGTGCTGGAACGCAGCCTGACGGGTGCGATCCGCAAGGGCAGCCTGGGGTTCGAGGACCTGCGGCGGATCGCCCTGGGGGTGCTCGACCAGATTGCCGCCCGGGCGCTCGATTCCCTCTTCACGGGGGGCGGTGGGGGCGGCGGCGGAATCGGCGGCCTGCTGGGGCTTGGCAATGTGTTCGGATCGCTGCTGGGCCTGCCCGGCCGCGCCACCGGCGGGCCGGTCAGCCCGGGGCGGGGCTATGTGGTGGGAGAGCGCGGCCCCGAACTGTTCGTGCCGACCAGCGCCGGGCGGGTCGAAGCCACTCTGCCCGCCAGCCGCGGCCGCGACGTGCGCGTGGCGATCACCATTGCCGCCCCGCCCGGCACATCTGCCCCGCAGGCGCTGCAACGCTCCGGCCGCCAGGTCGCCAGCGCGGTGCGGCGCGCGCTCAGCGAAATCTAGCGCGTCGTCCCGGACCTGGTCCGGGACCGGTGGCCTTGTTCAATCAACCGTTTGTTTGCCAGCGATCCCCGCTTTCGCGGGGATGACGAAAGAGGATTCGAACCCATGGCCTTCTGGCTTGCCGCCCGCCGCGAAGGGCAGGACAGCGACTGTATCCAGCGCTTCGATCCGCGCTTCTGGACCGTCGATTTTCCGCGTCCGATGATGGCCGCGCTGACCACGCCCGCGCCCGATGCCTTGCGCGTCGATGCCGCGTTCCTGGCCGAGGGCGACCTCGCCGGGTTGATCTGGGACAGCACGGACCAGATCGATCACCCGCTGCTCGCCTATGTGACTGACCGGGATTACGCCCGCACCACGCTGTCGTTTCGCTGGCGCTCGTCCGGGGTGCTCGCGCTCGACGCGGTCAACGGCCCGACGCTGACGATCGAGGGGCGCGATGCGGGTGGCGCGGCGCGGACCTGGTTCGTGCGGCTGTGGGCCTATGCCGAAGGCACGCCCGACAATGCCCAGGTGACCCTGCCCTTTTCCGCACTGCGCGCGGGCTGGGCGGGCGATGGCGATCCGGTCCATCCCGCCGCGATCGAGCGGATGTTCATCTCGCTCACCGCGCCGGGCTATGTCGCGGATAGCGCGGCGACCCTGCCCGCCCCGGTCGAAGGCTGGGTCGAGCTGACGCAGCTCCGCTGCGAAGGCGCGCGGGCCATGCTGCAAATCGGCGATGTGATCGTGCCGCCGCACGGGATCGCCATGGCGACCGCCTATGACGATGCCTACAACCAGGCCCCGGCGCGGCTGATCCGCAATACCCGGCAACTCGGCTATCGCGGCAGCCTGCTGCACTATGTGGGGATGAGCCACTTCATGCGGCTCGCGGCCAGTGGCCCTGATTTCCTGGTCACGACTGGCGGCGATCCGCTCTGCGCCCCGGCGCGGGCCTGGCACGCGGCCTTCCTGGCCGAAGCCAGGGCCGCCGGGTTCAGTCCGATCCTGTCGCTGTCCTATGAATTGTTCGCTGCCTATTGCCCCGCTGCCTGGCAACAGCGCGCCGCCAATGGTGATCCGGCACGCACCGGCTGGGTGCCGCCTTCGGCGCTGCTGTCCCCTGCCAGCGCGGCGGCGATGGGCTGGCTGCAGGCGGTCGGTGCCGAGCTAGCCGGGCTGATGGTGGAGGCTGGCTTGCCGGTCCGCTTCCAGATCGGCGAGCCGTGGTGGTGGGTGATGACCGATGGTCGCCCTTGCCTCTACGACGATGCCGCCCGCTCTGCTCTTGGCGGCGATCCGGTGGTGATCGCGGACCTGCGCGGAGCGCTGGACGCGGCGCAAAGGGCCCTGCTCGACCAGGCCGGGGCCCTGCTTGCGGCCTCGACCCACGCCTTGCGCGATGCGGTTCGAACGGCGGCGGCTCCGGCCAGTGCCGAGGTACTGCTACTGCCGTTCCTGCCAACCGTGCTCGATCCCGCAACGCCCGAGGCGCGGCGCGCCAACCTGCCGCTGGGCTGGGCGCACCCGGCCTTCGACCGGCTCCAGATCGAGGATTACGACTGGCTGACCAGTGGCGCCGATGCAGCCCGCCGGGCGGGCTATGCCCTGGCCGAAGCACGGCTGGGCTATCCGCGCGCCGAGACCGATTACCTCGCCGGCTTCGTGCTGCGCGCCGACCAGCGCGAGCAGTGGCGGCTGATCGACGCCGGACTGGACGAGGCCGCCACACGACAGGCGCATGAGCGCTTTGTCTGGGCACTGCCCCAGGTCTGCCGCGATGGTTACGTTCGGCTGCCACCCGCCACCCAGCCATTCCTGAGCGAGGATGAAGAGATGCAGGCCTTTGACGATATCGCCTATCCGCTGGCGCTGGGGCGCGATGCCACCGTGGTGCCGGAGTTTTCGACCAGCGTGGCCACCACAGCATCGGGCCACGAGCGCCGCAACAGCCTGTGGAGCGATGCGCGGCTGCGCTTCGATGTCGGCCCCGGTATCCGCTCGGAAGCGGAGCTGGGCCAGCTGCTAGCCTTTTTCCGGGCCCGGCGCGGCGCGGCGCGCGGCTTTCGCCTGCGCGATCCGACCGACTTCAGTTCCAACGGGATGACCGGTGCGCCGGGCCTGACCGACCAGCTGCTGGGCACCGGCGATGGCGTCCGTTCGACCTTCGCACTCGTCAAGCATTATGGCGAAGGCGCCGATGCCCAGGTGCGCCGGATCACCCGGCCGGTCGCCGCCAGCCTGCGGGTCAGCGTCAATGGCGCCGCGGCCAGTGCCTGGACGCTTGAGCCGGGCGGGATCGTCTCGTTCACCGCGCCGCCCGTCGCCGGGGCGCAAGTGCGCGCCGGGTTCCTGTTCGACGTGCCGGTGCGCTTTGCCGAGGACCGGCTGGAGATCGCCGGGGCGGACTTTGCTGCGGGCGAGGCGCCGTCGGTCCCGATCGTCGAACTGCGCGAGGAAGCGCCATGAGCCGCGTCTGGTTCGATGCGCCGCTGGAAACCGCGGCGCCCTTCTGGCGGGTGCTGCGGCGTGACGGGGTGACGCTGGGCTTCACCGCGCATGACCGCGACCTGTGGTTCGACGGCGTGCTCCACCGCGCCGCACCGGGCATGGTCCCTTCCGCGATCCGCCGCAGCGCCGATCTTGAGCCGGACAGCGCCGAGGTGGAAGGCGCGCTGAGCCACGCCGCGATTGCCTCCGCCGACCTCGCTTGCGGCCGCTTCGATGGCGCGACGGTGATGATCGGCCTGGTCGACTGGGCAACGCTGGAGCGCAGCGAACTGTTTCGCGGCAGCATCGGCAGCGTCAGCGAGGAGGCGGGCCGGTTCACCGCCGCGCTGCAATCGCGCAAGGCCGAATTGCAGATCGACAGCGTACCCCGCACCAGCCCGACCTGCCGGGCCAGTTTCTGCGGGCCGGGCTGCACGCTGTCGCCCGCGCGGTTCACGCACCAGGTGCGGGTCAGCGCCTGCTCGCTCGATCACAACGCGGTGGGCTTCACTGGCCCTGTGCCGCTGGCGCTGCTGGCCGGGGGCCAGGTGCGGTGGCTCGACGGACCCTATGCGGGACAGGCCATGGGCCTGCTCGATCCGGGACCGGGCGGGTTGATGCTCGACCGGCCGCTCGACCTGGCGATCCCGGTCGGCACTGCCGCCATCGCCCGCGAAGGCTGCGACCGGACCCTGGCGACCTGCGCGAGCCGCTTCACCAATGCCTTGAATTTCCAAGGCGAACCCTTCCTGCCGGGCAACGACCAGTTGACCCGCTATGCCGCGCCCCAGGGATGATCCGGCTGACCGGCCAGGCGCTCGCCACGGCCGCGCTGACGCTTGAAGGGGTGCCCTGGCGCCTCCATGGCCGCGACCCGTTGCACGGACTGGACTGCATCGGGCTGCTCGGCGCCGCCATGGCGCGGGCCGGGCACCCAGTTCTCCTGCCCAGCGGCTATCCGCTGCGGCTGACCCGGCTGGACGGCTGGCTGCCCGATCCCCCAACGCTCGGCTTTGCCGAGGCGACCGGGCCGATATGGCCAGGTGATGTCGTCTTGACCCGCCCCGGCCCGGCCCAGTTCCACCTCGCGATCGCGCTGCTGGCGGGCGGGCGCGAATGGATTCATGCCCACGCTGCACTGCGCCGGGTGATCCGCACTACCGAGCCGATCGGCACCCCCATCGCCCGCTGGCGGCTGACCGCCGATGACCCCCAAGACTGAAAGGCTGACCCATGGCAACGCTGGTTTTCACCGTGATCGGCACCGCGCTTGGCGGCCCGCTGGGCGGCGCGATTGGCGCCATGGCGGGGCGGCAGGTCGATGCCCTGCTGTTCGCGCCCAAGCCGCGCGAAGGGCCACGGCTCAGCGAACTGACGGTTTCCAGCTCAAGCTATGGCATTGCCCTGCCCCGCCTGCATGGCCGGTGCCGGGTGCCGGGCCAGGTGATCTGGGCCACCGACCTGGTTGAAACGCGCAGCCGCACCGGCAATGGCAAGGGCCGCCCGGCCACCGTTACCTACAGCTACTCCGCGTCCTTCGCCGTGGCCCTGTCGAGCCGCCCGATCGGCGGGATTGGCCGGATCTGGGCCGATGGCAAGCTGCTGCGCGGGGCGGCGGGCGATCTCAAGATCGGGGGCAGCCTGCGCGTCCACCTTGGCCACGGCGATCAGCCGGCCGATCCGCTGCTTGCCGCCGCTGAAGGCCGCGCCCGCTGCCCGGCCCACCGCGGGATCGCCTATGTCGTGTTCGAGGATCTGCAACTGGCCGATTTCGGCAACCGCATCCCGGCTCTCAGCTTCGAAGTGCTGGGCGATCCCGCGCCGCTGGTCCTGCAGGACCTGATCGACCCGGCCCTGCCCGATTGCGATGCCGCGATCACGCTCGACGGGCTGGAAGGGCTGAGCGTCGAAGGCGCGCCAGCCGACCTGCTGGCGCTGCTCGATCCGCTTTACCCGCTCGATTGCGATGCCAGCGGCGCGGTGCTGACCCTGCGGCCGGAGCGGTTCCAGGCTGCGCCGATCGCCTTGCCCGAAGCCGCGATTGCCACCGGTGATGACCAGTTCGGCGGCAAGGCCGGACATGCGCGCAGCCGCGCCGCTGGCGACGCCCGGCAGGTCGGGGTGTTGCGGCACTACGATCCCGACCGCGATTACCAGCCGGGGGCGCAGCGCGCCTCGGTCCGGGTGATGCCAGGCGAGCCGCTGGCGCTTGACCTGCCCGCGACGCTGGCGGCCCCCACCGCACGCCGGCTGGTCGAAGCCGCGGCGCGGCGCGGATCCTGGTCCCGCCAGACCCTGGCCTGGCGGATGGCCCAACTCGACCCTTCCGTACGCCCCGGCAGCCTGATCAAGGTACCCGGACAGGCCGGGCTGTGGCGCGTGCGGGCCTGGGAATGGCGCGCCGAAGGAATCGAGCTGGCGCTCGAACGGGTGGCCCCGATGGCCCCGGCCGCCAGCCGTCCCAGCGATCCGGGCCGGGTCGGCAGCGATCCCGATCGGCCCCTGCGCCCGACGATCCTGCGCGCGCTGGAGCTGCCCTGGGATGGCAACCCGGCGACGCCGGTACCGACGCTGCTGGCCGCTGCCGGTTCGGCCGGTCAGGGCTGGACCGGGGCCGGGCTGTTCGCTGATCGCGGCGATGGCGCGCTGGTCGCGCTGGGTCCGGCTAGCCGGATGGCAGCTGGCACCGGCACGGTGCTGGAACCACCGGGCGGTGCCTCGCCCTTGCTGATCGACCGAACCTGCACCGCCATGGTGCGGCTGGATGACCCGATGGGCTCCCTGGCCGATGCCAGCCCCAGCCAGTTGGCCCAGGGCGCAAACCGGGCCTTGTTGGGCAGCGAGCTGATCCAGTTTGGCGAGGCCGAGCCGCTGGGTGGCGGCCTCTGGCGCCTGTCCGGCCTGTGGCGCGGACGCGGCGGAACCGAAGCCGCGATCGGCAGCCATCTGCCCGGCGAACCCTTTGTCCTGATCGATGACCGGCTGACCCTGCTGGAAGCCGGGCTGGTCGGCGATCCTGCCGGGACCACTATCGCCGCAATCGGACTGGCCGATGCCGAGCCGGTGACCAGCCCGATTGCCCTGGCCGGGATCGGCTGGCGCCCCCTTGCCCCGGTCCACGGCCAGGCGCTGACCGGACCGGCTGGCCTCTCCTTGCGCTGGACACGACGGAGCCGCGGCGGCTGGCGCTGGGACGATGGCGCAGACCAGCCGCTCAACGAGGAGCGTGAAGCCTATCGCGTTGAATTCGTTAGAGATACGATCACGCTGGCGCAGTGGGACTGCACCCGCCCCGAGCTGCTGCTCGGGTCGGAGGAATGGTTCGCCCTGGCTGCATCCGCCCCCGCCGGGCGCTTCGCGATCCGCCAGCTTGGCACGCGCGGGATTTCCCTGCCGCTGCTTGTTACCCCCTGAACCCGATCCAGCCTGGAGCCCGTCATGACCGACCCCGCCTTTGCCAGCCGCACCCCGCGCCTCGACCTGCCCCTGCTGTTCGCCGGACAGGCCCAGCGCGAGCTTTTCGTCAACGAATGCCTCGCCCGGATCGATGGCCTGCTCCATGCCGCGATCGAAGGCGTGGCCAATGCGCCACCCATCGAGCCCGGCGAGGGCCAGTGCTGGCTGGTCGGGACGGCGCCAACCGGCGCCTGGACGGGCCAGGCCGGGCGGCTGGCACTGTATCAATCCGGCCACTGGCTGTTCCAGGCGGCGCGCGACGGGATGCGGCTGCTGGACCGTTCAAGCGG